TCCGAGCCGATTTTCAGCAACCAGTGGGACAAGCTTAAAGGAGAAGAGATTGAGTGCGACCATTGTCACGAAGTTTTCCAGATCGAGGAGGTTGAATACTGATGGAATGCGCCTGTTTCTCAACCGACAACGACGATTACGTCACTATGCTGGCCAGCAACCACCGCCGCGCCGCCAAGCATCACAGGTGCAGCGAGTGTCGGGGGACCATCTTCCCCGGCCAGGCGTATCTTGATGAGCGCTACCTGTACGACGGGGATGTCAGCACACACAAGACGTGTGCCTGTTGCGAGTCCGTGCGCGAGCACCTGTTCTGCCAGTTCACCTACAGCGAGCTCTGGTTCAACCTGCGCGATTTCCTTGGCGACTGGATAAACTACGATCCGGACGGCGCGCCATGGGCGAAGATCGCCAAGCTGACGCCAGCGGCTCGGGCGCACGTGCTGCTGATGATCGAGGAGATTTGGCAGGATGTCGAAGACGAGGAGGACGAAGACTGATGATAAACACTGGCTCAAAGCAGACCTCACCGACCGCCCCTACCCTCCCGGCACCGCGTGGGATGAGGCGTGGCGAGAGAGGCAAATGAAACGGAAGTACCGGGACGCGCTGAAGAAGATTGCAAACCTTTACTGGCAAGACGCGCCATATCCTCAAGAAATGCGCGAGATTGCAAAAGAAGCATTGGAGGCCAACTATGGCGAATAAATACCAGCACGACACCGAGCGATTCTTGCGCTCGCAATCCAAAATCTACGCCCTGCGCGGGAACCTACAAATGGAGCGGAATTATGAGTTGTGCGCGGATGATGTGAAGAGGCTCAAGGCCGAGCTTGCCGCGCTGAAGGATGCGGCGAGTAGAAGTCTGGACGACGCCTATAATTCTTTTGGAGACAGAGAGGAGGCGCACGAACGCCTCACAGGCGTTGCAAAACTGGTTGTGAAATCTTGGAACACGGTTGAACTTGGCGCGCTGAAAGATGCTATCGAAGACATGGCCGCGCTGGTTGGGGAGGGATTTTAAGATGGCACATGAATATGAAAGCAACATGGTCAACGAGTTCCCGGCAAGCGAATGTGAAGATGAGCTTGCAGCTCTTCGCGCCCGGATTGAGAGGCTAGAGGGCGTGGTCCGCATGCTGATTAGCTGCGTTGAGGATGCCAGTGTCCTTGCCTTTGACGATGAACTTGAAGCCGCCCGCAAGGCCCTGGAGGAAGAATGAGCAGGCCGGCATATATCCCGAAAGGTTTTGTGATGATCTACACGCAAACGCACTCAATTTGTATGCGCGTAGATCACATCGTTCAAGTTGCGAAAGGCGGCATAGGAAGCATGTTGCAAATTGTGACAAGGGGCGGAGAAACATACAAGGCAGACTACGTCCTTGAGGACTTTCTTTCGCTCATGTCTGAAGCCCTGGAGGAAAAACACTAATGCCACAATACAAAGTCGAAGCCCTGCGCACTATCCGCAGCCTGCAAGCCCAGCACGAACGCGCCGGGCACGACGCTCAGGCCGAGCAGATGAAGCGAATCGGGGACCAGGTGGAGGCGATCGTGGCCGAGCTTGCCGCGCTGAAGGATGCGGCGAGGCCGATTGCAAAATTCTGGAAAGGAGGCGGAGTGCGAGGAGTTGTGAGAGGGACGAATCCTCCACTTGAAGAAAAATATCTCGACGCACTGGCCGCGCTGGCCGGGGAGCCTTCCAGACAACCGGGGGAGGGATACGGCAACTGTACATGCGGATCCGAAGGCTGCCGCCAGTGTAACCCGTGGTAGGAGAAACATAATGCGCTTCAAGATCACATACGGCGATAAAGGGTACGAGGTTTCGACACCTAACTATGACTGCGGCGAGGTTGTTACGGCAGGTGAGCACAACGCCCTTCTCGCCCGTCACAACGCGCTGGTGGAGGCGGTGGCGTGGGAGAGGGAGTGTTGTCAGGACATCCGCCCATTGGTCGCGTGGGCTGGCTTGTATGCGCGGCACGGAGAGGACTACGTGGACGGAGTAGCCGAGGATTTACGAGCGATACAGGCCGACGCACGCGCCGAGGTGGACCGGCTGCTGGGAGGTGAGTGATGCGATTCGATAATCTTCCCGCATGTTGCCGCAAGTGCCATAATCTCGATTCGGAATACAGCGAACTCAGTGAGATGTCTTTTTGGTATTGTGAAAAAAATGTGTGGTGGCCACACAAGAAGCAGACATGTAAGAAACAGCGCCCATATAAGGACCGGCTGATTGCTGATTGCAGGGGGGAGGGATGAACACGCCATGCGTCGAAACCCTTGGGCGCGGCCTGACTGCTGCCGAGGCTGCACAAATGCTTGGACTCCCCAAGCACCAGTTGGTAACCAATCCTGGCAAATTCGGCGGCGTGCGGATCTCAAAAAAGCGCACCGTGTTCTATGAAAAACTCATAGTTGAGGCGATTAGGAGGATGCATGCCGACCAAACGAAAGGACAGGAAGGGGAGGGAAGTCTGGTACGGGCGGATCACGTTGACCATGCCGGACGGCTCGACGCGCCGAAAGGAGAAGTCATTCCCCTCGAAAAAAGATGCGCTGGCGTGGGAGGCCAAAAAGGCCCCCGTCGCGTCACATCCAGGAACGACCTGTGGTGAATGGCTCGACGCAAGAATTGACGACTACGCCGCCCGAGGGCTGGAAAGCATAGACGAAAAGCGCCTCTGTTTCAGGCGCTTTTTTAAGGACGTGAGCCCTGCCACACCGGTCGACAAGCTCACACAGAAGATGTGCCTGGCGCACCTGAACGGCCAGGCCAAAACCATCAGCGGGCACCGGGCCAACAGGTCCAAAAGGCACCTGGTAGAGGCGTGGAGTTGGGGAGTTGAGGTCTTGGGCCTCCCGCCAAAGAACCCGTTCCGCTCAATCAAGGACTACTCGGAAGAGAAGGGCGTCAAGTATGTGCCATCAGAAACCGACTTCTGGAAGGTCTACGACCATCACCAGGATCAGCAGATCAGGCTCATGTTGCTCTTGCTCTATTACACGGCATGCCGTCGCACCGAAGTCCACCGGCTTACCTGGGGTGACGTGGACCTCTCCGGCTCCAAGGTGCGCATCGGCAACCGCAAGGGGCGCAACGGGTCATGGCGCTGGTACTGGATCAGCCTGCCGGATGATGCCGTGCAGGCGCTCCGGCTCTGGAAGGCCAAATCGACCAGGAAGAAGGACGATGACCGGGTGATATGCAATCAAGCCAATGGCGAGATGATAGAGGACTGGCACCACCTCATGGGCTATTTGTGCGAGGCGGCCGGGGTAAAGCCGTTTGGCTATCATGGTATCAGGCACATGGTGGCCGTGAAGCTCTACCGGGCCGGGCATGCCGTGTCCGAGATACAGCAGCTGCTGTGCCATGAAAGCCCGGGGACAACGGAAATCTATCTGCGGTCCCTGGGCGTATATCAGACAACCGAGAAGGTGGTCGAAACCCTGTTTGTAAATAAAAAGGTGAGTCAAAAGGTGAGTCAATGGGCAACATGAAAAAGAAAAAGGCTTCCGACACCCTGCAAGATGCTGAAGCCTTTGCCCTTTTTGGTGCCCCCACCATGACTCGAACATGGGCTAACCGGGATTAGGAAACACGGAGAGCGCTTTTGCTGGCCTCCACGCGCCCCGAATTTGCTATACTTCCCGCCTCATCGCCGCGCAAGCTCACCGGAAAAGGTGAGTCAAAAGGTGAGTCAAAAAACTTCACTCACCGCAGCCACCGCCGCCCTGGCATCTGCCTCATTCTCCAACGCCAAAGCCGCCGCCACTTCCGCCTGCCTGTCTCTCTCCCAATCAAAGCAAGCCTTGTCGTGTGCTGCTCCAGCAAGCGTCAGGGCATCAAGAAGCGCCTTGGTCATCGTGACGTAGACCCCCAACCCATCCGGCCCGTCTGAGGCCTTCCATCCCTCCACGACCATCTCAGGCATCAGCGCAAACACATCTCGCGTCTCTCCGTATTTCGCCCTGGCGGTGGCGTCAGAGTCGTACATGACGCCGTCGTGCATTATGCCGCCGAACTCCACGGCGTGGCGGGCTGCGCGGATAGCGGCCAGTTTTTGCGCCTTAACTTCTTCCAGCGACGGCTCATACTCTGGGTCTTGGGTCTGCTCATTTTCCTGCACGTCTTCAAATTGCCATTCGTCGCGCCAAACGCGAACCTTGCCGGTCATGGCCGTGGGCGGAGCTGTTGCTGTTGCGTTGGCTGGGATGAGGTAAACGCCGGGTTCAAGTGGCGATGCGTCCGCCGTGCCTTCGCCTAGGTACTCGCCAGTGGTCGGATGGTAATGGTATATCTGCATGGTCGCTCCTTAATATTTGATGCACGCGAGAAGGGCTATGTTTCGTGGGCGGGTTTCGGCGCCACCTGTTGCCTGGGTCGCCTTGTTCGCTGTGCTTTGCCCCTGGTCGGATCGTGTTATCAAAGTCGAAGACGTTATTATATTCTCTATTTGGGTTTGTATGTCGTGCGTATGAGACTTCAGCTCGTCTGCCTGTACTGTCGGGCCGAGAGTGCGCCCCGTATCAACACCGCGCGAATCATCAAGCCCACGAATAAACTCGCCACGCAGGTCAGGGACATTGAACGTGGTGGAGCCGTCACCAGGCCCGAAGGCCACGCCGATGGCGGCAAAGAGCGCGGAATAGGTAGCGCGGGAAATAGCCGCGCCGTTGGCTTTAATCCATCCAGTTGGTGCCGTTGTCTTGGGGTAAAACGCCACAACTCCCGGGGCTACTGTCTCCATTGTTGCGATATAGTCGCGCAGATCCGTTATCGCACTTTTAAATTGGGCTTCGGTGATCGTCGACCCGGTAAAATCTGCTGCTGCTGGTAATGCCATTTTAATATCTCCACATCAGTGTTGTATCGTCCGCGTTCCACATGAGCGTGGCGTCATCAGCCGCCCACATATAATCCGCGCTGTCGCCATAACTAACCGTGACCCACGGGCCGCGTGCAGTCCCTACTGCGGCCACGCGCAGGATGGTCGCGTTGCCGTAAATGGCGCGTGCCGTGAAATTGGTTGCGCTCGTGTCCCCAAGCCGCGTCCAGGACGTCCCGTCCGAGCTTGCCTCGATCAGATAGTGGTCTGCCCAAGGTGATGGTTGCCAAGACAAAAGCATCGTCGCCACGTCATCCGGCCTGGACACGGCCAGAAGCCCGGAGAGCGACGGGGCCGCTGTGTAATTGGCAAGCTGGCTTGTAGGCGCAACCGGGACAATCAGGCCCTCTTCGGCGGTATGGACATTATTATCCTCGTTGATTGCCTGTATCTCCACCCGCTCCATGGACCGGGGCATGACAGACAGCACTCTGGCCTTTTGGCTCCATGTCTCAGCCCATCCAAACGAAAAGCGCGTGCGCTCGTAGTCGCTGCCTGCGTACGGCTCCCAGGGATCGTCGTTGGCATCAATCATGGACTCTGTGACGACGCATTGGTATTCGGACAGGCCAGCCGTGACGACGAAGGGCCCGACCATGCTGCCGTTTTTCGCCGCGAACGCGATATAATGCGTTTCACCTTCTTCCCACGTCAGCGGCTCGGAGAGCGTGAGCGTGGACGTTCCTGCATCCCAGCCGACCACATCGCCACCCTGGCCCCATCCCGGCATGTCGTGATGGATTGCAATGAGGTCTCCGAATGACGGGATGAACCCCTCCATTTCAGTTGTGAACTTGATGACCTTGCGGCGGTATCTGTTGCTTGCTGCCTGGTAAGTGCCTTCCTTGAACGCCTGTGCGCGGTTGGTGACCAGCGCCAGGTCCATCTTGGCAGGCTTCGCCGCTGTCGAATCGGGCAGTTTTGCCAGCACGCGCTTTTGCCTCCATGCCGACCCGTCGAAATAGGAGACTGACACAGCGTCTGCCGTGTCCTGGCTTGGCATGATGTAGTCGATAGAGAGCGAGTTCTTGACGATGTTTCTGACGCCGAAATGGGCAACAGGCAAGGTAGATGCCTGGTCGCGGAAGAACCGGACCACCCCAGACTGCATGTACGGCTTGCACCGGCCTGCGGCCCCGATGCGCGTCAATGTCTCCCAGAACGACATTGTGGAGTCGATACGCCCGTCGCAGGTGTCGCCCCGTGCGGCCCATGTCGCATCAAGCTGCAGTAAAGTGGCGAGGTCGATCTGTGCGTCAGTGAGGCCGATCTGCTTGCAGCAGTATGCCAGCGCCCACGCAATGGACCGCGTAGCCGCTGGGCTTGACCACGTGGAGCCGTTCCAGATTGGCAAGCGCCGCGTTGCGATGACATTGATCTTGCGGCTCGAAATGCTCGAAAGCTGGTCACTGGCCCTCATGCGCATGGCGATAAGAGTCACGTCTCCATAGGTCGCGTCGTCTTTGAGGTAGGCCCGGAGAGAACCCCAGACGATGTCGTGCCCTGCCCTGGTGCTGGTGTCTTTTGTGGACGTGCGCTTGACGCGGACTTCGTACCGGCCCGGCGCGACGGCGAACTTGAGGCTGTACCGTTGCGGCGTTGCGCTGGACGCAGTGTATGTACGGCTCCCGAGGGTGACGTATGATCCGATAGCAACGCCGTCCTCGTCGATCTCGCGGGCCTCCACGGCGACGCCGATGGACTTGGCGGACAGAGAGCCATTGTCTTCGGCATAATACAGGCCACGCGGGGCGACGAAGTCGATTCCAATGTAGTTCGCAAGCGTGTCCGCTGCGTTAGCGACGAACGGTCCTAAGTAGGTGTTGTAAACCATGTCCTGGCCACTGACCTCTGGCGAAGTCGTGACCGACGCAGGGAACATGGTCACTGTCTGATTGGGCTGGACTATTTCATATTCGATATCTTCGAAGTTGCTGATCGGAGTGTCTTCGATGCGGATCGTCTCGATGTCGTAATAGCCGCGCCCAAGGCACAAAAGCTGATACAAATACTGTTCGTTGCCGCTGTATTCCTGATACGGATTTGCCGCGAAATCTGGGTAGGCGATATGCCGCCCGAAATGCTCAGGGATTGCTTGCTCAAGCCGTGCGCTGTTGCCCTGGGCCTGGAGGCTGTAGGTAGGGGATGCAGCTTTCGTGTCCAACTGCCTGTTGCTCATAGACTGCGGTGTGGCGGGCAGAACGGCGTTGACGATAGCAGAGCCGACAAGCATGACCGCGCCGCCTGCGATTGCCCCCCACGTCGCGCCTCCCATGCCAAGGACGGTTCCCGCAACGCCCGCGCTGTTGACGGCAAAAGCGCCCATGCCAGCGACCGCCCCGGCGACACCGGCAGAAATCGCAATCACGGCCAGCATCGCAATCATCCGCACCGGGTTCGACCCGCCGCCGCCACCACCAGCAGGGATCGCCTCTGCGTCAATGAAAACGAGGATGCGCCCGTTCTCGACGTACAAATTCCAATCACGTCGAAGGATCGGTTTGCCGTCGAGCAATGCGATGTAGGGGCGGTCCCACTTGGGGTCCAGCGATGCTATGGTCTGGCCCGTCGCCTGCTCAGTGCGGCGCTTGCTCGGCACAAGGGCATGCTCGTGATAGATGACTGTCGCTGCTTTCAAATGCGGCTCCTGTGTCTCAAGTATTCACGCCTGCCAAATCCGGAAGTCCGCCACGATGCATCAGGCGTCCAGATTACACAGGCCCCGGTGATCGCGTGCAGCACTCCTCCGCCGTCGATATCAAGCCATACTCCCACGTGGTACGGCCTGCGGATGACAACGATGTCGCCATGCTTCGGAGCGCCGTTGACGAGTTGCCACCCTTGGGCCTCGGCCTGCGTGCGGATGAGCCCGACCATCTCCATGCCGTCATCATAATCCGGGGCGATGACCTCTGGCATGGGGATGCCGAAGTGGGCCTGTTGGATCTGACGAACCAACCCTGCGCAGTCGTAACGGTCTGGACCCTGTGCCCCTCGTTCGTAGGGGATGTCGATATACTGGGCAAACTCGCTCATGACACCAGCCCCGGAAATTCTTCGGCGGTGTATTCAAGAGTCGGAAACTTACGGTTGATGAGGTCGGGGAACCCTGCCACGGCGCTAATCTGGAACACTGTGCAGGACACGGTCATGATCTCCATGTGAATTGGCGGATCATTCTGCGGACCCGTCAGGTCGTTGCTTAGATACTCGCGGTACGTGCTTTCGATCACGTCCGTGGTCGCCGTGGCATTCTCGATTGCCGCCGTGATAAGCCGGGACACGTTGTCGATAGTGATCGTCATCTGTGGCACGCCCGTGGACGAAATCTCCGGCTTGAGGAAGTCGAAGGCGTAGCCAACAAACGTGACCTCTGCGCCAGGGTCTTCCGGTGCGTCCGCTTCAAGAAACGCGGTCAGGTCGGCACGGTCCCGCACGATCCGGATTGGAGTCGTGAATGAGGGATGCCGGATTTCGAGCGTGTGATATACGACGATGCCACGCGGGGCGCTGGCGTATGCTTCTTTGAGCGCTTCGGAGAGCGTTGCATCAGGCATAGCGCACCTCAAGCTGGCCGGTAACAAGCCACCTGTGATTGCCGGTCATGTCCCATTTGGGCGTCCCTTTGAACCTGGCCTCAACCGCTGTTGCCACGCCCTTGCCGACCCACAACGAAATGTCGAACCACCCGGCCCCACCGTCGGCCTCGCCTGGATTGTAGAGCCACGTCCGGAACGTAGCCATTTGAGCGTCCGACAGGTTGACCGCAAAGCGCACCGTGTCCACCTGTGCGAAGGATCTACGCCTGACGCGCTGCGTGCCGACCTCCATGTCGGTTGCGACAGCCTGGTCAACCGGCTCGATGCCGTAGCCGTCAACGAGCGGGGAGGGGAGTGATGCGGGCCATGTTGCCATCAGTATGCTCCTGGGGCGCGACTGAGCCCGTAAGATTTGGTGATTGCCTGCGGCACGACGCCGGAGCCCCGGTTGATGTCGGAGGCGATGGACGATTTGATCTGCTCGACCATGACATCAAGGATGTTAACCCCGTTTTCCTGCCGGGACTGCGTCTTGCCACCGTTGCCGGGTGATTCGATGATGTTGACGACAAAGTTCCCACCACCACCGGAGACGCCCAGGACGCCGTCAGGGCCGCGCTTCAAGGGCATGATTGCCTCCGGGCCAGCCTCGCCCATGAGGTGCCCGCCCTTGGCCCAGAACTGCGTGGGCTGCGTCACGATGGAGTTGGAAAAGGCGGAGATGCCAGGACCAGAGAAGACGTTGCCCTTGGCGCTGCGGGACATCAAGCTGGACAGGGTCCCGGCTACGCCAGCGGTTCCTGCTGCGGACGAAGGCCCCGAGAACAGGCCAGACAAGAAGTCACCAGCGCCTGAAGCCAGTGGCCCGACGATCTGCTGCTGCACGACGATGCGCATCATGTCCCGGATTATCGAGTCAGCGAAGTCGGAGAACTCCATCTTCCCGGTCATGGCGAAATCGACAATGGCGTCACCCATGCCTTGGAACGCGGTCGATACCGTGTCTTCCATGGCCTGGGCGGAATATGCGCCCCATGTTGTCAGCTCGTCTATGGCATCGCGCTCGACGGCAACGGCGGACACTCTCGCGGCTGTGCCGTCCACAATGGCGGAAACTCGTCTCGACTCGTAATCGTCCCAGTACTTGTCGAGAGTCTCGGCGGCCTTCTTGCCGTCCGTGATCATTTTTTCATAGGCCTTTTCGCGGGCCTTTGATTCTTTTGCCGCGCCAGACGAAGATGTCCCTCCAGACGACGGGGAAGTCGGATCGCCGAAAACCTTACTGGCCGCACCTGGAGTAACCTTGGCGCTTTCTGTCCTGGCCTTGTCTATGTTTTTCCGAAGCTCAATAAACATGTTGTTGATGAACTTTGTATTTTCGCCAACCGCGTCCATGCCTGCGGTCGCTTCAGCCCTGGTCTGCGCGATGGTTTCCCGCATCGCCCTGATCTGGTTGCTTGTCAGACTTACCGAGCTAGGCAGAAAGTCATAGAGGCCCATGTACATATCGAGCGCCAGCTCTTCTATTTCGACAATCCCCAACTTGAGGGCGTTGAATGCACCCTTTATTCCATTTATGGGGAAGGCGAGGGCCTCTACCGCATAGGATGCGGTTTCAAACGTGGATAGAATGGCTTCAGACGTTCCGTGAGCCCATTCTTTGAGCTGCATTTTTCCGGTTTCGGTCTGGAAGGTCTCTGTAAAATCGGACATTGACTCTTTGAGGAATTCAAATGGGCCGCTGTCCATCACTTCCTTTTTCCAGAGCGTCCATTGGTCGGCCATGTTTGAAGTCATGCCCTCCCACGTCTTCGACTGGGCAATCATGCTGCCCTCGAACCTGTCGAAAACACCGCCGAGGGCATTGGTGATGCCCTCTTGTGTCTTTGCCGAAGTGGCAACCATTTGCTGTCCGTTTTCCTGCCAGGAGAACGTAACCTTGTCGCCTTCCTGCTTTGCCCGGACGCCAAACTCTTTTAGTCGTTCAAACTCACCGGTCGCGGCGTCCGCGAACATCTCTACCGCCTGGTCGAGAGACTTCCCCATCGCCGCTGCGGTATCGCCGAGCAAAGGCATGACCTCGACGGCGTCCATCCCGTACGCCGTCAGCTTTCTGAAACCATTTGCGACCTCTTCAAGCTGAAACGGCGTCGTAGCTGTGAAGTCTGTAATCCACGACATCGCCTGCTCTGCTGCCGCAGCCGACCCGGTAATCGTCTGAAGCGAGACCTCCATTTTTTCGAAGCTGGCAGCGACCCTCAAAAGCTCTGACCCTCCAGCGGCCAGAGCCCCTCCGGTAAAATACCCGGCAAAACCGGCAAGGGCCGTGTTCACAGTCAGGACCTGCCTGCGCATGCCCTCCATTTCCGTGCCCATCCGCCGTCCAGCATCAGCCACGACGCTTGAAAGCTGGTCCTTGCCGCTGATAATGATCTGGGTCGTTGCAGTGCTCATGCTTTCCTCATGTGTTCAAGGGCCTCGCGTTCAAGCACCCTGGTCCTGCCCAAATTAGCGGCGTGCATCTCGACGCCCATGGCTTCTGCCACCAGCCACACGGCAGGGTAGTCCAGTCCGACCGGGCCGGACATGCCGACTCGCCATTGCGTCTGGATCGTCGCCCAGAGGCTCCAAGCTGGCTCGTTGTCCGGGGCAAGCTCTGGGCACCGCGCTTCGCACGCACCGCAATCCAGCGCCTTGCCGGACTGTTTCGCGGCCTTGATACAGGCCTGGCAATAGGTCAGGCCGTCGCCGTGCCATCGCCAGACCTCAAGGAGTTTTTTACGGATGCCGGGCCAAGGATGGAGTAGTCCGCGGTTACTCGCGCAAGGTGCGCTGCGTCAGCTCCGGCCCAAGTGTCCAGGACTTCAGGCGTCAGCTCGGGGTAGGCCATGCCTATGACCTTGTCCTGGTACTCGGTCGCGGACAGATCCCCGGACATGAGCGGGACAGTCAGTGCCTGGACCTCTTTGACCTGCGTCCTGGTCAACGATTTGAGCGGATGCGCCTTGCCGCTTTCGGGCAGTGTGATTTCAAACATGGTGTCGCTCCTATGATCCGGACGATGGGACGGGGAGCGACTACCGCCACCGCATCCGCCACCGCCCGAGGGTGATGGTTATGCGTAGCTCGCAGTGCTGTTGGTCAGCACGGCCTTGATCGCAGCAGAGTCGGCGTTGTTCCCGAAATAGCCCGCGAAATCGAGCTGCTGCATGACGCCTGCAGGGCCGCTGATCGGCCTTCCGGCGCGCTTGTACTGCAGTTCGGGCACGTTCAGCACGAGCGAATTCGTGCCGAACGACCAGGTGATTTCCAGGCTCGACTCGGTGCCGTTATAGGCCTTGGTGGCCAATGTCAGATCCGAGAACAACGCGATATAACTTCCCTCGACGGACAGGATTCCCTCGGGGATGTCGCCCAAGATCCCGCCCCCGCCGATGACGTACTGGCTGGTGTCCAGGCCAAAGTTCAGGTTCAGATTACCCTGGGTCACGATAGCGATCGTCGAGCCCCCTTCCTTGATGCTGCAGTGCGGCTTCTGGGCCCGCGCGAAGTCGACCGTCGCGGGCGTTGCGTCGTATGCGGTCGTATTGGTCATCGCCTCGTTCGCGCCGACGATTCCGAGGCTGGCGACCTGCTCGCCGTCGCCGCCGATCTCGATACCCAGGGTCGAAACCTTGATGCCGTTCTGCTTGGTGTAATAACTCGTAGCTCCGACCACCTCTTTCTTGACCGCGACCATGGACGGCTGTGTGTCGCCGGGCTTAAACGTATGCACGTACGGCCCGGCACCGGTGGTGGTCGGAGCGCCGAATATGGCCCGCAGCCACCAGCCCATTGCGATGTAATCCAGGGGGACAACGGCGTTGCCACCAACGGAAAGGTTCCCGCGAATCGGCTCCACGGGGTTGCGGTTGCCGGTAATTGTCTGCGGGGTCGTAAGACTCTGATCCGCCTTGACGTCCCACGAATTGATCGGGACGAGCAAGCCATTTGGTGACGCCGGGTCCTGCCCAAACGTCGTTTCAAAATCGATGAAAAGCTGACTCTTGTAGCCGCGTGCTTGTGCCATGGGGCACCTCCTAGAGGGTTATTTCCGCCCCGATGAGCTGGGGCACGTTGATTGTGATGTCCATCATCCCTAAAAACAGCGGGAACTGCTCCAGCGCAGCGACCGCGAAAGTCCTGTCTGTCAGTGCTATGATTGACGATGCTCCGCACAGACTTGTCCATATTGCCTCGCCAAGCCTGTCCGACTTGAGCAGCCCGTTGTATTTTTTCGAGCGCCCGGACTCGGTGACGGAATCGTCCGAGATCAGCCAGTCCACCGACACCGAATACACATACTCGGACGATTCCTGTCCGCCACGGTTCGTCCCGGGGACGATGACGATGCAAGGGGCGTCATCTGCGCCGGGCATGTTACGCGTGTCTTCGCCGATGATGACGGTTGGCTCTTCGCCTGTGTCTGCAACCCATGCTGCCGTCAGCGTGGCGTCTGCCAAAAGGTGGTCGCTGAACTTGTTCGCCAGATCCGAGTTTGTAATCACAGATTGTCCCTCACGTATGCTGTTGCGTTCTTGCCAGAGAAGCCGCGGACGTAGGCGTGGATGCGTAGTTCGAACTTGCGGAGCAAGTCCTTCCCATCATCATCCCATACGGGCTTGACGAGCGGGCGACCCGGGACATTGATGGTCGTCTTGTCGAGACCGAGCCCTGAAGCAAAGAAATGTTTTCGCATCTTGGTCGTGACCGGGATGTCGTAGCCCTCCTGCAGCTGGGCAGCGAGCTTGCGAGACTGGAAGGACATCCACCCTACCTTGACCGTCGAGTCCGCCTTGCTGACCACGTAAGCAATTGGAGACTTCCCGGCCTGGCCTCCAGCTCTTCCGAGTTGGCCGTAAAAAGAGCGGGCGCGTGTCTTCCGCAGGCGCTCCCCGCCCTTAATGCTGGCGTCCTGCTGCTCCTTCACCCCAGACATTGAATCCCACTTTGCAGACCTTGAGCCACCTTGCCGCAGGGCAGTCAGCATCTTGATGCGCAACTGGTATCCGATGGACTTGAGGGCGCGGTTGAACTCGGTCGGGAACTTTTTGGCCAGGTGCCGCAGGTACTCGCCGCCGCCGTCAAGGACGTCCATGCGAACGCCGAAAGCTTTGTCGAAATAGACGGGGTTGCGACGTTTTTTGACCACCATTGTGAACTCGCCGTTGACTTGGCGCTCAACCAACTTGCTTGTGGTGACGTAGCTATCCGGCGTAAACTCGCTCACTTCTTGCCCCTCACGCCTGTCTCGCAGATCACCCGCCACGTTCCGGCGGTGCGGTCGTTGATCAGCCGGTTGACGTCGATCACGGTCCACACCGTGCCGTCGGCCTCCGTGATCGTGTCGCGGTATGTGATCGCCGGGACGTCCTGCTTGCTGACCCGGATCTGGACCACGCGCTGGTTGCGACCGGACACGTCTGTCTTGCCCTCGGGCTGGTCGGTGATGAGCACGGGGACATCAGCGACCGCGTTCCACGGCTCGGCCTGCGTTGACCAGGTGACCAGCGTTCCAGTCTGGACAATCATGTTTCTGACGTCATCCGCGATACTCATTCAGCCTCACTTTGCCGGATCACGCCCCGGCGGTACTTGCGTTTACAATTCCGTTTTTCCTGACACATGATCGCGCCGACCCTGCATGAGTTGTATCCGAGCTTTCGTTGCATTCGCTTCCTGCGTCGGTGCATGTGCCTCCTTTAAGTTGGGGCGGTCCGCTTCTTTACGCTCGCCGCCCCGGGCGTCGGGTAGTTCTCCTGCAAGGGGAGATTTTCCGAAAATTAGCCCCGTGCCCGGTAATACAAGGATCATTACGGTAACGTCACCGACATGATAGATTTGGATCACCTCCGCACGGGGTCACGGGCTGGACGTTTCTCAACGCCGGAAAAACACGAAATAGCTGTACGGGTTGAGACTGAGCACCAGCAGACCGACTCCGGCCTTTGCCCACCCCTGCCAGCCGCCGTTGATTGCTATGACGCATTTGGCAAGGAGCCAATCCGCAAAAAACTTTGTTCGCAGCGACCCGCCCTGGTCGTAAAAAAGATCGTGCTCGTTACAACATCCCTCTTCCGGGAGCACTATTTTGAGCAGGCCAGCGAGCCACGATATAAGCGTGCAACCCTTGGTGAGCGTGCTCATTTCTTGACCTTCTCGAAAGTGCGGCTCCCGGTGTACCCAAGATAGCCAGCCCCAAACAGCCACCACATTTCTTCCGGTATCGCCTGCAACCAGCCCTTGACCCCAGCAGTGACGGCCATGGCCACATCCGGGCGAAACGCAAACAAGAACCCCATTGGAATTGCAGTCAAAATCATCAGGTACATCACGTACATAAACGAGGGGCGAGCGCGACTTGTCCATGGGTCATTGCTATTTGCCTCTGCGACTATGGCCGCGAACCTGGCGTCAAGCTCCTTGAACTCTCCGGCCTGTTGCAACTCGATAAGTTTGAGCTTGGCCTTTTCCGCTTCGGACTTGTCGGGCCAGAGCTTGTCGATGAGCTTGGAGCCGAAGTCGAAGACGGAGCCGAGGCCTGTTATGTCAAATCCCACTCACCACCTCCCAAGCCTGCTTGTAAAATTCATCCCACGTGTGCCGGTGCGGTTTTCCAGGTCGCCACGCTGCGATGTACTGGTCCCAGGCACCGACTACATCGTCCCTCTCGGGCAGCGGAACCGGGAGCGTCCAAAGCAGCAATCGGGCGAAACATGCGGCGAGCACATCGTCGCTCTGCAAACCATGATAGACGCTGGCCGTGGTCCCTGCGTTGCCGAGCCGCCAGCATACCGCCGCCGCGTGACCCTGCGTCGCCGGATGCCGAAGCACACCAGCCACGCCACCTCCGCGCTCAAACTGCCAGAGTCCCATTGCGGGACCGTTGATCTGTTTGCGATGTACGAGCCTCGACTCCTGCATCCCGATAGCCAAGAGCATGGCCTTGGCGCGGTCAGAGGTCATCATGGGCGGGAGTAGGCGCAGTGCGGGGTCGATGATGGTGGTGAGAGTGTGCTTCATTTCCCGGCCCTCTCGTTGATGATCTCTGACTTTGTGCGCTCATCAATCGGCAAGTGCATGACTATGGCCCGGACCATTCGAAAAAGGATGTCGAGTTTTGCATCTATGTTTGCGTCAACGCGGTCCTGTCTCGCGCACAGCTCGGCATATTTAGCGGCCACGGCGTCTATCTTTGCTTGCACGCGCTCAGTGCATGCGCCCTGGTAACGCTGGCAGTCTGCCATTGTCATCTTTCCGCGCATCCCGATGACGTATCCGATGCAAGCGCCACCACCGCCGGTCAGGACGCCGATTAGCGTTTGTTCAAGGCCGCTTAAATTCATGCGTCACTCCGACTTGCCTGCGTTCGCTTTTACTTCTGCCTCAAACCACTCGCGCAACTCTTCCCTAGTCTTCTCGTACCTATCTGGCACTTCTCGCCCCTCAAGGAGTAGCCAAATCAGGTACGTCTGATGCGGCTTGAGCCACGGTTGCCAGAAGCCCATCAGTACAGCCCCTCAACATCGGCTTTCTTCGGCACCTTGCTCCACACCTGTACAGTCAGTAGCGTAGCCGGGGCGGTGTCAGAGAATGCCAATGGGATGGAGATGTCTGGCGTACTCCAAGGTCCAAAACTCACCACTTCAGATTCAAGGCTTGCCCCATTGATCTGCACAAAATGCACATAGTAGGTCGTCACAGGGTCCAGCGCGGACAGGCCGATACTCTGTTCACCGACTGCCGTGACACTTTGCGAGAGAGCGGCCTTTACCGTCGCTGCGGACTCCGTGGCGTTGGTGGACGCGAGGAAATAGAGCGTGCCGTTGCCGTCATCGGTGCTTACGCTTGCCGTGGCGGTTGTTGGGCCTGTGGCCGTTGCTGACGGGGAGGTGAGGACGGGGGCAGTTTCGTCTGCGGAAACGTACTCGACCGCGCCGATAGTCACGCCGCCCTCGCCAGCCCCCACCAGCGCCGAGTTTGTGGGCGCGAAACCCGCACGTAACCACTCCAGGCAATTTGTAACCGTAGCCCCTTCGACTGGCGTCACTGCTATTCCGCTGTAGTCGTAGCCGTTAAACTGGACCATTAGCCGACCAACGTCTTGAATTGTAACTATCCCGCTATCATATTGCTGCGCCCAAGTCTTGACAGTGCGGGTCGGGTCTACAAAGTTGGGGTTCGCGTAAACATCACTAGCGCCACGTCCAGCAGTACCATTAAAGCCAAGATCGTCAATAAACCATCCATCCATCGACTCTGCCCCCATGTATGATCGAGGGCTGCCAGCAATCGTGGGGTGAGCGAGGTTTGTATCTGTCTCCATGTCCCAAAAAGCGTTGTGATCTATGTATGAGGCGTTTGCAAGGGACGTAAAAGCAGACAACTGCGCCATGCCATTTGGCATCTTGACCATCAAGTTGGAGGAATATTTCTCCAGGGCATTGGCGTTTGCAACAGTCTCGCCTATGTTCATCCCGTTGCAGTTATAGCATGTATTCTTAAAAAATCTGCATGTACCCGTTGTTGAGGCGATTGAATAGAGATTAATACCCCTGTTTATGATGATATTTTCATATACATCAAAGCGACTGTAGGCATTTGCGATAAACTCTCCCCAATCGCCAGATGCGTTATTCCATGCGTCAGCTACGCATCGCCGCACTATGTTGTCAGCTTGCCCATTATCGCTATTATTGTCTGTGATTGTATGCGAATTAACAACGTCAGAGGTAAAAATAGCGTCTTCAATTATATTGCCGGTTTTCCCAAAAACTTGCAGACACGTGGGTTGGTATGTTTTAGAAACAAAAAGTTTTGCAAATCTGTTCCTCAACGTGCTTGCAGAATTTACAAACCCGCCGTTATGCAGAATAATATTTTCATACTCTAAGTCGCGCATCGCATTTTGTATGTCCCTACGCGAACCATCACTATACACCGTGACATTGCTTAATTTGCGAACGCCAGTTGTCTTGTCCTGGTTCCCCATCACATACAGGGCCAGCGGAGCGAGGCAGCTTCTAAAATCTATTGCGTCTATGATGAAATTAGGGGCACCGTCGTTAATTTGGAGATAAACTTGCCCACATCCCGCAACGAGTGTCTTTTTTATGCTGACGGAAGATGTTGCGTCATGCATGTAAAAATTTACACCCGTCACTGATGCGCTGCCAAGATTGCGCAGAATTGCACCGTCCCAATCGATTGCCGACCAATAACCAACGCCGCCAACCGGGGCGATCCTCCCAAAATCTCCACCGCGCCCGCCTTCACCTTCCACCGTTCCGCGCTGGCCTCCGACTGCCTTAATTTCAAACCTGGGAACGCCTGCCCCAGTACCGTTACACGTCCAACGGTAGCTAACTCCTGCACTGGCCGAGTCTAAATACAGCGTGTTTGGTCCGTTGAGCGTAACAGTGCTGCCGCGCTCTTGTAATAGGTCGCCCCTACATCGGAGATTTGCATTTATAACGAGCGCCTTGCCAGTTTTTACGGTTATCGCCGCCGTCCCCGCAACCCCGTCAGTGCCCACGGTTGTGTCAACGTCTACAGTCACGGCATGGTTAATTGTGGCCGCGTCGCCAACGCCGGGAACAACACCGCCCGTCCAAGTGCCCGTTGCCGACCAGTTGCCAGCCGCAGCAGTAGTTATCTCGGCCATTACTCCAACCCTCCCACTAACTGCACACTCACCCCGCTCGGCGTCATCTCAACCACTGCCGCTATCTCGTCACCGATTGCCCAAGTGTGGGCCATCACACCTTCTGCGCCGTCCAGCTTGCCGACCAGGTTGCCATTGCGCAGGTAGAGCGGCCCAAAGACCTGCTCGTCACCGGTGACGCCATCAGAGGCTTTCGTCGCCTTAAACCGCACCACACACACCTTCCGACTCGCCCTGTTGACGCTGCCCATGTCTGGCCCATTGCCAGCAGCTACGCCGTCAGCGGCGATCGTCGGTGTGACGCTCCACGCGATAGAGCCGAGAGCGGCTTTCAGCCCGTCGGTGGAGCGGTAGAGCTTGAGGAGGCCGGAGGGCCAGCCAGCGCCAAAACCTGCATTGACCGCCCGGCCAGCAGCTCGCGCACAAGCCCGCGCAACCGAATGTGCAGCCGATGCCATGCTATTGCTCCACGGTGATCGTCAGGGCCGTGCCGCCGTAGTTGCCGGTGGCGACACCGACGCGGTAGAGCCCGCCGACAGGGATCTCGACGGCGCTCATCGTGCTGTCCAGGTCGAGGCTCGACAGGTAGGCGTCGACGGCGTCGGTCGCGGCTGCGTAGCGACGCAGGGTTACGGTACTGTCGTCGCGGGTTGCGTTGACGAGAGCGCGGCGGCTCGGGATATGTCCGGAGTCACCCTGGAGCTCAAACACGTCCGACCATTGATTTTCGGCGCTGATGGCCTTGGTTGCTACTATGCCCATGGATGGCTCCTATCGTAGATTATCTGACACTCTATGCACCGCGTGCACCCCGGCACTGCTTTGCGTCTCGCCTCGGGGATCTCGTCCCCGCACTCTTCACACTCATGTGCCGATTCGGCTGGAGCTGACATCCTTTCCCTCGCTCTCTTTGCGAGTGCGTCTGCGAGGAGGCCCTCGCTTGCATGGGATGCCCGATCCGCGAAATCTGCCATGATGCTCCTTTAAGGTGACCCCGGCCAGCCAGGAGGAAACTGGCCGGGGTCTATCGCAAGGGGGTTGCGGGTTAGGTGGTCAGATTGCTGAGCAGGTAGCCCGCTCCGGTGAAGACGAACTGCTCGGCGGTGTACTGGCGAGCCCGGTACACTTCGCTGCGGGTCGTTTCGTCGCGGTACTGCTCGACGGTCAGCGGGGTGTCGCTGTCCTCGCTCCAAAGGAACGTGCGGCCCAAGCAGGGCTCACGGAGTTCTTCCATGCTGGTGGCGACCCGGCAGAGCAGGCCGTACTCGGTGCCCCAGATGTCGGTGGCGGAAAAAGCCTGTCCCTTTTTGGCCCCGTCATAGACGGCGTCGCCGACCAAGAGCTTTTCGATACCGAGCGCCGTGGCGATCACGAGCTTCTTCTGCTCGAAGGGCATCAGTTCGATGGGCGTGGTATACTGGGCCTTGCTGGCGATCTGCGCACACAGACAGAGGTTGTCGAACACGGACCGGCCAATAACCAGGCAGTTCGGATTGAGGCCAGTGGCATTGCGCAGGGCCTTGGCGCCGGTTGCAATGTCGGTCAGGGGGGTGGCGTTGGAGTAGTCGTCCCACTCGTTGGTGACGCCGTGCGCGGAGAAATTGCCGGTGTTGAACAGCATGTTCTTGATGCGCAACTCCTGGGCACGCAGGATGATGTCAACGGCGCGGCGGGTGGCCACGGCCTCGGCATCAAAAAAACGGCGGTAGAGCTTGAGTTCGCTGTCATCCAGCGGCTCTTCCCACCCGTTCTCCTTGCAACTGAAGTTCTTCATTTCGAAGTTCCAGTCGCCACGGTTGTACTTGCCGCGCGGGGCGCGCTTGGTGTCGGGCATTTTGAGCATGGCCTCAATGGGGATGCTCGGGTACTCGCCGGACTGCTCGGCGGTTTCAAAGATGGGAAGCACCTGCGTCCCGATAAACCGGGACTGGCTCTCTTCCAGTGCGTACTCATAGACCACGGCCGCCAGATCGGGGCGGCTCACAGTGGTTGCGCTGGTGGGTCTAGTCATTGTCTATCTCCTCAGATATTCTTGATTGTTGCGCTACCAGTGGCCGCTAGCCGGACACGGTGGTGGTGTTGTCGAACCCGTAGGGCAGGATCTCGATGACATCCTGGTCGGCCGTGGCCGCTTCCATGGCAACTCCGATCTTGCGGTAGGTGCCATTGGCGACGGGTACTGCGGACACTTCGCCGTCTGCGGCTGCGTAGGCGATAGCGCCTTGCGCCAGCGCTCCAGCGGCAACGACTTCTACTGTCCCGCCAACATTGAGCATCTGGACTGCGACCAACTCACCTTCGGCAGCGGCATAAAGGGCAACGCCGATGGGGATGTCGGTGGATGTCGCGGTGCTGACGACCACCTTGCCACTGGACAGCTTGACCAGGGTGTGGGCCGGGACAGCGCCGCCAGCCTCAAACGCCTTAACTCCGGGATTGTACTGCATGATTCACCTCTACTTCTGCTGGCGCGCGACGTAGTCGGCGTGCAGTTCGGGATATTTGTTTGCGGCTTCGGCGGTGGCCGCGCCACGGGTCTTTCCTTCGGCCATCAGTCCGGCAACGACGGTCTCGAAAGTCTGGACGTCCTCGGCCTTCTGCTTGCCATTTGCCCCGGCTGTCTCGCCAAGGCCTTCCAGCAGCTTGGCGTGGGCCTCGGCCTTGCGCCCCTTCTCGGCCTGGAAAAAAGCCTTGAAGACGTCGGCGCTCGGCGTGCCGTCTTTGATGGCGGACATGGTCACAGCCTGGTCGCCCTCGGCTTCGAGGATCTCGACGATACGGGACCGCTCGGCGGTTACGGCAGTCGCGACTGCGCTTTCAATTCCGGCCGCGGCAATCATGCCGGCCGTTGCCTCTGCCAGCAGATCCGGGCGCTCCTGGGTCAAAATCTCCAGGGTCACGCCAGCGAGCTGCGTCGGCGCCTGCGCGCCTTTGTCTTTGCTCATGGTGCTTCTCCATTCCCTGGCGACATCCAGGGCCAGTTCAAAATTACCGATATGGTCAACGAGGCCTGCTTCCTTGGCCTCGGAGCCGATAAACACGCGACCGTCCGCCATGCGCTCCAGCACGACGGAGGTTTCGACACCGCGCCCAGCGGCAACGGCGTCAACGAACTTTGTGTAGTAGAGGTCGATCTGGGCCTGCAGGTATTCGCGGCCCTCGTCGGAGAGGGGCTTTTCATCCGAGGCGATGCGCTTATACTTCCCGGCGGACATGACCGTGCGGGTCACTCCGTCCTTTGCGTCAGCGGCGCTGCGGTCATAGTGCACGGCGGCGACGCCGATGGAGCCGACCACGGACGTGTCCATGGCCACGACGGCGTCACAGGCTGCGCCGATCCAATAGGCTGCGCTACACATCTGTCCGCCCGTCCAGGCGACAACCGGCACGGACTCGCGGGCCTGCATGATCGCGTCCGCAACTTCGGCAGGGGCCAGAGCGGAGCCGCCGGGGCTGTCAATGTCGAGCACGATGGCGGTGACATCTTCGTCAGAGGCGGCGTCAACGATTGACTGGGCGAGCATCTGCGTGGACATGCCGCCAGAAAAGTTGGCGACCATGTTTGCACGGCGCTCGATGACGCCTTCGACGCGGATCATCGCCACGCCGCCGGACATCACTTGGTACATTGTGGACGATGGACCTGCAGGCGAAGACGCGGCCTCCCAGTTACTCTGGCCTCCCTGCAACAGGGTCTCGACAAACGCCGACACCTCGTCCAGCTTGGCAGGGGTCAGCGCCCAGATGCGCGTCGCCAGCGCGTTGGTGACTCTCTTTTTCATTGTGCTTCCTGGTCCGACCCTTCGTCGTCGGGCTGGTTTGCCGGGGCTTGCATCGGCTCTGCGGCCCCTGGCTCCATGCTGATTTCAAACTCGGATTCGAGCTGCTTGATGTACGCTTTTTCCTTGGCCCGCTGCCGGAGCTTCTTGCGCCAGTCGGCGCTCTTCTCGGCGTAGACTTCGGCATAGGTGGTCTGGTGAGTTTCAAGCTCGGTCTGGATCGCGTTCGCCTTCTTGGCTCGGTCGATCTCTGGCATCGGCTGCGGCATCCAGTCGGCGCGAGACAATTCGTTGAGGTCCTTGAAAAGCGTCTGCGTGGACGGAACGGACAGCGCACCAGCCATGGCCCGCTCGTAGACCAGCCACATGAGGATGGGCTGATTGAAATTTGAGTTGAGCGTCATGTGCTCCACGGAGTTGACCTGTTGGGCCTTGACCATGGATGCCTTGGACGCGCTGTAGCTGGCCTGGTATTTACGGCTGACGTTCTCGGAGCCGCGAGAGGTGCACATGCCGAGGCGGTCCACGATGCTGTCAAACATCTCGCGGTAGCCCTGGGGCTGCGCTTCCTGCTTGAAAAAGTGCGGGACCTCCTGCTTGTTGCCCTGGAGGATCGTGCCCTTTTCCAGTTCGACCACGCGCTCCGACCAGTCCAGGTCGCCTCTGGCCCCTGCGTTTTCAACGAACGCCACGAACAGGTTGGAGAGCATGGCTCGGACCAGGGCTGCCCCGACGAAATCGCGGTTGTTCCGGAGTTCCTCGATCATCGGACCCATGATGGAGTCCTGCCGATACTCGGCGATATTGCGCACGCCGGTGACCATGAGGATCTTGGGCAGGCCCGTAGCTTCGTCCCAAACGTCGTAGGCGGTGCATTCGGATTTTGAATAGGAAGTGCCGAGGCGCTTGATTGCCGATGGCTTGGCTAGCCACACCTTGACGGGCATGCCGTCATCGTCCACCTCGACGCCGTCATAAATCGGCAGGTCCGAAGCGCCGGACGGCGTGACCAGGCGGGCAGGGTCAAGAGGCAGCACTGCCAACGGGGACGGGCGGCGTCCGGCCTTGCTCCGGATCTGGAACAGGCCAATGCCGTCCAGACGCCAGGAAAAGTAGGCGAGTTGCTGCAGTCCGTAGATGTCAAGGCGGCGCTGGGCGTCGCACCATTTGCGGCAGTCGAGGCCCCAGTTGTTCCAGATGCGCCCGAGCTGCGCGCCAAACTCGTCGGCCCATGTGGCATCAAGGCCAAGGGCTTCGTGGTCCGGAGCAAACTGCGGGGTCAGGCCGATTCCGACCGTTTCGACGATGAGGGATTCGAGAAGTCCGTGGCCCATGGCGTCGTTGACGTACAGGTCAAGGGCTCGGTTGCTGGACTTGAGCTTGGCGGTCTCGGCCATGGTCTGCGAGACAATGGACTCGACCCAGGTGGAAAGGTGGCCCTGGACGGAAGCGCCGTCGCGGCGGGGAGTGCGCCCAAGGGCAGGGCGGCGGCTGCGCAGATAGGGTTTCATCTGCGCATCGCTCCGGTCAGGGATCTGGAAAAGATACTGCCGTGCGTCGAGGTGGCTTCCTCGGCCTGGATCTGGCGTCGCAGGTCCTGCAGCCTCCCAAGGTCGGCGCGGGTATACATGACCCCGTCCGCAGATATGGACTGGCCAGTGTTCAGGATCGCTTCAATCGCGGCGTCAATCTGGGAAACGGTAAGGGCCACATTTTCTCCGGGTCGTAGGGGACTTTGTGGACAACAAATCCCCGACCCGGAGAACTAAGGCAATATGCGGCATTCCTATGATAGGAATTTCCTAAAATGAAAGGTTGTCACGCGGCCAATTCCTCGACGCTCTTGAACCGCGCAGTGCACACCGGGCAGGTGTGATAGCGCTCCCTTGCGCCGCCAGACCAAGGGCAGGTCTTTGATATCCCCATTTCCCTACCCTTGAGCCCCGCCTTGCACACCGGGCACGTAACCCCATGCACCGGGTGGTAGGTTGCCGGTCCGGGGTTGAGCACAACCTGCACGATCCTTCTGAGCGCCTCGATGTCTTTTCGCATTCCGTCTCCTGGTTTCATGCTGAGAAATTTGGATTGATCCGCATCCCGGCCAAGGGGCCTCGCTGCGGTTGGTGCTGTCTTTTGACGGGTCTGGTCGGCCTGTAGTCCGGCTGGTGCAGGCTTTGGCGCATGTTCGGAGCCCAATCGACATGGGCGCATGCTGCGCTGTAGGCCTCGCAGTCGAGGTAATGGTTTGCCCCGTGCGCCTCCCAAGTGATCCGTCCGTCCTTGCCGATGATCTGGCGCTCGGCACAGATCTGCCGGATGTAGTCCTCGCCGGTCTGGGCATGCAGCCACATCTGGCCCATCTCGGCCCCGCGCCACATGCGTGTCTGGATCTGGCTTTTGAGCGCCCCAGTATCGAGCAGACGGATCGTGAGAGTGTCCTGGTAGCGCTTGGGCACGTCCGGGTCCTTGCCGATCTGCGAGGCCCTGACCACGCAGTCCATCTTGCGAGACGCGCCCTTGACGCCAAAAACTAGATCTCGGCTTTCGCGCTCATAGAGCCAGTTCTTTGTCTCTTCGGTCTGACTCCATCCGGCATCCTTGGCCGCCTTGTCCTTTGCTTCCTCGTAGCCGCCGATGTCGATGGCCGCCCGCCAAAGGGGCATGACAACATCGTCCCGGCCTTCGACCGGAAAGCGAGAGTCGAGCAGTGCGTCCACGTCTTCCCATCCGTCCAAGAAACCGTGCTGCACCAGCCAGGATTCGCCGGTCCTGGCCCAAGCCCTGACCACAAAATAAAAGCCGACCATCTGCACGTCGATGCCTGCGGTCAGGCACCATGCTTCTGCCGGCACTTCCATGGGCGGGCGGTCCGTGACCATCTGCCGGATGCGGTCGGCGTCGGTTTCAAGGGCGATGACGCGCCCCGGCATGGCCTTGTAGTTGTTGTCAAACTTGACCATTTCGTCGGGTATGCCGGACTGGTGCGCTTCGAACCATGCGGCCAGCACGGCTGAAAGCGAAATTTGCGGGGACAGCCAGGCAGGGAGATGGACGCCAACAACCTCTGGACGCAAAACGGTTGAGGTCGTCACGCCGCGGCCCGCAGCCACCGCCTTGTTGCGCATGGAGTCTGTCCACATATCTCCACAGTTTGCGCACCTGTACCGCGCCAACCTCTTGTGTCTGATCACGGCAGGGTCACGTTCCTGCCGAACAAGAACGATATTGTCCTTGTCCATGATTTGGTGCTCGCCGCAAGTTGGGCACTTTGCTTCCCACTGGTAGATGGCCTGGGCCTGGCGCTGCATGTCGCGCCAGATAGAGGACTCCATCATCGTGCCGCGGGGCTTGGACACGCGCATGATTTTTGAGTCTTCAGGATAACCGATGGCGCGCTCTTCCTGGGTCTGTGCTGCGCCCTTGTCGGAATATGCATCCTCCTCGTCGATGACGATGACGCGCATACTGATCGACGACATGGATGACTCGGACCCAGCCCACATGCCGTAGATGATTCCGCCCTTGAGATAGATTTTATTTGCCTGGACTGCTGCAGCAGCTGGGGAAGCATCGAGTTCCTTACGAAGTGTCGGACTCCACAAGTAATGCCTACCGATCTTCTCTTCGAAGATCTGCTGCAGCTTGATCTCGTTTCCCATACCGATGCCAGCCGGTGACGGGTCGCGGTATAGCTCCGCAGCAAGACAGGCATAGGCGATGGTCGTCTTTGTCATCTGGCTTGGAGCGACAACAAAAATCTTCCTAACCCATGGCTGGTCCCACAGGCTCATGATCAATTTTGCGTACGGTGATTTTGAATGCTGGAACTTTCTGCCTCTGTCGCTGCCTGTCACGAGGAGAAAGTGTTGCTCGGAGAAATCTGAGGTAGAAACCCACGGCCGAGAAAACAAGGCCTGCTTCGCGCCGTCGCGGAACATAGGCCGCTGACGACGCAGGTCAGCCCTGATCATCGACGAACCTCCGGACGCAAAAGCGCTCAAGCATCTGCGGCGCCTGCTCGAGATCACCTCCGACGCTCGCGATCAGCTCCTTCATGTCGTCGAGCTCTGATTCTTCCCGACGCGATATGTACTCTTTCCATGCCTCGGCCATCTCCGGGGTGAACCATGTCTGCCTGGCGAAAGCATCAAGAGCAGCAGAAAGAAACGGCTTGTACATCGCAACGAGCTCTGGCTTTCGAGCCTGAACGAAAGCAAGCAGATCATCAACCTTACCCTCGTCACCGCCGACCAGCTCGATAATTTCCGTGGCCGATTTGCGCTCACCCCCAACAATATCGAGCACGTTGTCAGCAGTAGCCCTGACCATAGGCGACAGGTGCATGCGCATTGCTTGCGCCCACTCTCGCTGCTCATAATCAACCAGCATGATGTCTACCAACTGGCCGACAGCCTCGCGGTTTTTGCGCTCCCTATCCTCGGCATCGGCGATCATCTTGCGTGTCCTTGCGGCCTCATAAGACATGCCTGACACGGGCCGCTCTTGGGTTTCGGCCTGCTGCGCTGGAGCGATACCCATTCGCTCCGCATAAGACGGCTCACTTGCGGGATTATACGTCAGCGCGGGCGACCCTGCTGCCGGAGCCCACTTTTTCAGCCTTGCATAATCGTTTAGGTGCTTCTGGCTCCACCCGGCCGGGGACGACATGGGTATCTTCCCGGAAAGGACGTCGCGCCCGAACGTGGACGTATTCGCCTTTTCCCACCCCATTGAGCGCAGATAGCGGACGCACTCTTTCTGCCCGTCTATGGGGTCTGAAAATTGCCTCGCCTCTTCGCACCATCGCCATTCCTGGCTGGTGGGACTGTCATCTTGGGTTGATCTCATTTTCTCACTTTCGGAAAAATTTCACACACAGCCGAGAATCGGGCCATTGGCGACCCCTGCCAAGCCGCCTCCGGGGAGGACCCACGCCCGGGCCATGCCGCACGCGACCGCATCGACGCGCAAAGGTGTCCACAGGGCGCGCCAGGATGGCCGTGGAGCGCTTGCGTCATGGTCTTGCCTGCACGGTGTCGTGTGCACCCTGTTTGATGCCCAGCATACCACAAAGCCGCTCCATCTTTGCTAGCCTGACCTCCTCGCACCACACTTCGAAGTTGTCCGCGGTGACCGTGCCGGCCGTCAACTCCTCGACGATGTGTCCAATCTGGTCGAGCATGATGCGCACATCTGCGATTTCGCCAGCAAGCTCCATAGGCCTGACGCGACCGCGCTTGAACTTGGAGAGCGCGGAGAGCATCTCACCGACTTCTTCGGCCACCATGTCGGTCTGCATCTCCACGCCCATCTGCTTCACGACTTCACGATATGGGCTTTCGCTCACTTTGCCTCCATGGGTAAAATCTCCACTCTCACACACCCGCCCTTGACCACGTCACCCCACTCGACAACCTTGCGCCGGATCTGGGAGTCATCGAGCCAAACGCCTGCCTTGGTCATGGCGTCAAACAGGCTCTTGCCTGCGAAGTTGTCTTCATCCCGTCTGCGCAAATCCGGTGGGCAGAGCGTGACGCGTACCTCCAGTGCGCCAGTAATTGGGCGCGCCATCCTGGACGCCATGACGATGCTGGCCACCGCCATGCGGAAGGTCTTCGTCTTTGTCGAAACGTGGATGCGCGTTCCGGATCGACGCCATGTCTTGTTCGTGCTTGGTGGCCAGGGGAGGATCAGGGTCATGCGCTTGCCTTTGGCTGGTATTCGCCGCACCAGTCTTCAGGGTGCACGCCTGGCCAACAAATCATCATGCCTCCAAGCATTTGAACGTCAATCTCGCCGTTCAGCCGTGGCCGAGGAGCATGGCGTCTGCACGAATACCCTCCGCCTTCTTTTGGACCACAATCATGGTTTGCAAATTTGCAATTTTCACATTTCATTTTTTCCATCCTCCTCGTTTCGATTTCCGTTTCGCACAAATGGGGACCATGGAGTGTACAGCCGGAACTTGAGTTTCCGACGTACATACTCCCCCGTAGGGGGTAAATTTCGGAAACGCGGAAACGTATGTTATTTCAGTTACTTAAAACCTTTCCAAAGGGCGGAAATTTTAACTTTTCGGAAACGTACTTTACCCGCTGAAATTATTAACAAAATGTACGTTTCCGCCCTCTTTGGAAACCGTGGAATTTCCGGAAAGCAAAAAATCATGGAAACGGTTTTTTCTATTCATTCGATAGATTTTTCCGATGCAGAGAAAAATCCAGGGGCAAAACATCCATCGCCTGCAGCGAAAGGACCTTCTGTCACGTCCAACCATTTGACCGTTTTTGAGCCCTTGGCGGAGCATGTGCGCACGTCTCCTGACGCCATGAGCGTTTCAGCGAGCTCCCAAAGCTTACCTCTGGCCATCAGGCAAAGCGGCTCTGGTAGCTCTGCCCTGCGGTCATAGAGGCCGTTTGCGCCCGTCTTGGTGTATGGCTTCCCGTCCTCTGCGGCCTCTGCAATGATCTCTTTTAGGGCTATGAGCAGGGTGTCATCATCAACGCAATCCCTGAGCTCATTTGTCATGTCGACGAGGGCCCCGTGGTCTGCACGAATGAATTTCCGCACCCCGGAAAGCTTCTGTCCGTTGCCCTTCACCACGCATCCATAAACGAGGGTGTCCTCCTTGATGGGGATGCATAGTTTTTTACAGGACTTCTTGGTGTCGCCTTCCGGGGCCTGCCACAGGGCGTAGACGGACCGGACACCGTCAACCAGGCCAGCTGTCCCTCGAATGGCGTTTCTGGCGTCTTCTGCGTTGGTGACGGTTGACTTTCTGAAGTGGTGCGCGACGATAACGGCAATGTTCATTTCTGCGGCCAGATCGGCCAAAAATGAGCAAACAGCCTGGGCCGCTTCCGGCATGTTCAGGTCCATGGCGCAAAGCGGTTGGATCGGGTCGATAATGAGCGTGGTCAGGTTATTGATAGTGTGGAGCTGGGCAACGAGCGCGGACCAGCTTTCTGTTTTCACAAATTGCTTTTCGATGGCCTGGAAATATGGCTCTGCGCCTCATGCGCTCTTCCCTTTGTTCCCTGCGCTCCGGATCGTCGAGGATGCACGTTCCCTTTCCGGACAAGACTTCATGCCCGCATTTGTCTCCGTGCCAGGATAGGCATGGTTCGATTAGGCACTCTGGGCGGGGCGGTTTACGACTCATTTTCAGCTCCACTTGCAAAACGACGCTTCAGGTTTTCTGGCATTGGCGTTGCCTTTCGTTTCGCATCCGAGAGTTTTGAAATCACTGCCGCCGCAGACCTCGTCATGGCTTCGGCTTGCTGTCCTGGTGGCGGGGAAGCAGGCGCCCTGGCCTTCGGAGGGTCGTCTTGCCACCGCTTTCCGTGCAGCCACTTCTTGAGCGACGGGACGAACTTCCCGCCGTCCTCCGCCCAGCGCTCGGACTTGGCCCACTGAGCCAGGACCGGGAGCACAATCGGGTTGCCAGGATAGGCATGCGCGGCCTTTAGGCCCTTGAACGCGACCCATGCGTCCTCAATGCCCTCCTTGCGCGGGTAGAGTTCGACGAGCTGCAAAAATTCGATGCTGTACTCGGGGATGGCAGGCCCTGGGGGGAGGGGTGATTTTTTCTCTTGGACCGGAATTTGATCAACGCGCGCGCGCGCGTCTTGAGCGTGAGCTGGAGATGGAGATGGAGATGGAGATGGAGATGGAGGAGACGGGGACCGATCGGGTACGACGTCGCCCCGACTCGCCCCCGACTCGCCCCCGACACTTGCCCGACTCGCCCCGCTTTCTTCGGCCTTTATTATCGCATATTCAGCCGCCGAAATAGTGGTGATGCCCTTGGCTTCGAGTTCTTTTGCTCGGTGTGGGTAATACTTTTTGAGGTTTCCGAATCTGCCTTCCCCGCTGCGCACCTCCGCGTCTGACGCGTATCCATTGTGATCCTGCCAGTCATGGATTGCCAAGGTGCCGCATTCGAGCACATCGAGGAGCCCGACTGAAATCAGGGTGTCGACGAACTTGTCGACGTCCCCGTCCCATTGTGCATCGATGGTGATGTCTTCCCTGTCGTAACCAGTGAAAATTCCGTCTGGCCTTGACGTCGCCGCAGAAAGCATCAGGTCTATGAACGCAAGAACGCCATCCGCCCCAAGCGCGCGTTGAAGCTTTTTGCGCTTACGGTGGTTCAAGAACGAGACTTTGAGCCTGATGTCTGTATTCATTGGGTCCACTCCTCAAACAACTCCTGCCAGAACCTCGGGCAGGCCCGGTGCATGAGCCAAGCTTGACGTTGCACGATGGAGCGTTGAAGTATCTGCTTCGCCGTCATTCCACCACCACCTTTGAAAGTTCCACCGCCTTATCCTCCCCGAGAACAAACACCCGCCACACACCTCTGAAATCCAGAAACGGCTTTGACACAGTCGACGTCTTCCGGCGCCTTGGCATCAAATCATCATCGAGCGAGACGGCGACAACGCGAGTGCCACGCGGAATTTTCACAGGGGGCTCAGGCTCGAAATCAATGCGCTCAATGTCCCACTCAAGCGCATCGCAGATCATCCCCAGCACGTCCTCCTGGGAGTAGATGGATTCCCTCTGGCCGGCCTTATTCTGGCGCCTGCGGTTGATCTCGACGCGATACATCGCCGGTTGTTGCGAGTCTGAAAGTTTGATTTTCACCGGCGCAGAGTTGTCAGATTTGACAAGTATGGAGATCATGCCGGCGTTCCTTGGTCGGTACGGAGGTAATATTCAGCAACGCGGGCCGTCTCTCCATTCCCTTTTTGAACCTTGATTAGGGTCGTTTCGACCCGGTATCCGAGGTCGCGCAACTCGATAACCCGAGCGGCTGCACGTGAGATTCCTCCCTCGCGCAGTGCGTCCAGGGAAGTCATGCGACGTCCGCGCCTGAGTTCATTCAGCATCCATTCGGTTTGTGGTTTCATCTTTCCCTCCAAGGCCTAATACCGCTCATGGTGATCCACAGCGCGTATCCAAACGCCTCGTGGTCATCGCCGTGCAGGGCTAGTTCGTGATCGTAGATGGCCGCGCCGACCTTGTTCATGGCGCGATCCATGGACCAGTGGTCGATGATGCGGCAAACGTCGGTAACTGCGATCCTCGTCCACCAGCCGACTTGCAACGCTCCGATCCACGCCAGCGCGGTTACTGCGTACATTTGCCAAGCGCTCATTTCTTCGCCCTCGCCTTCCGCCGGTTCGCCCGGGATTTCTGGCTGGCGAATTTGCGGCCCTTGGTGCGGTGAGAGTTGCGGGAGACGAGATGGGTAGAATGTTGGCGAAGTGGAACCGCAGAAAAAATGGCGTCATCGAACGGCATCGTGAAGGGTAAATAAGCCAATGCTCGGTCAAGTTCTTTCATGCTTTGAATCCTCTCAATCGTGTTGTCAGGTCCGCCTGCGATGGTCGCAATTTTCACCATTCCCCCACCTCCTCAGCCATCTCCGCCCATGCCCCGTCCGAAAGCTGCCCCCTGACCCAGTCGTTACCACGCACAAAATCAAGGGCCTCTTCCGGGCTGTCGGCCATGGTCGTGCAAAGGTGCTCTTTTGCGTCAGCGTGGACGTAGATGTTGAAAAGATCCATTTGGTTGACACTCGTGG